ATTGTGCAGATGAGGAAGAGTTACTTAAAAGGTTTATTGCATTTTGGGAAAGTTCTAAGCCAGATGTTCTGACAGGGTGGAACTCTAAGTTCTATGACTTGCCATACATCATTCATCGAATCAGAGCTCTGTTTGGTGAGAACGAAGTCAAAAGATTGTCCGTTTGGAAGACAGTATTTAAGGATAGTATCTACATTCAAGGTAAAGAAAATATCTGTTATAATGTTACTGGTCTAGAACAACTTGACTATCTTGACTTGTACCGAAAGTTTACTTATTCAGCTCAAGAGAGTTATCGATTAGATCATATTGCATTTGTAGAACTAGGTCAACGTAAAGAAGAAAATCCTTATGATACATTTCGTGAGTGGTACACAAAAGATTATCAATCATTTATTGATTACAATATTCAAGATGTAGAGTTAGTAGATCGTCTTGAGGATAAGATGAAACTGATTGACTTAATCTTTACTATGGCGTATAGTGCAAAATGCAACTATGGTGATGTATTTTCTCAAGTAAAAATGTGGGATATTATTATGTACAACTATTTGCGTGATAAGAATATTCAGATACCACTAATTCAAAGAAAAGAAAAGACAGATGCATTTGCAGGAGCTTATGTTAAAGACCCACAAATAGGTTTGCATAAGTGGGTGTGTAGTTTTGACTTGAATAGTCTATATCCACATCTAATCATGCAGTACAACATTTCTCCTGAGACCATCAAGGGTATGCATACAACTGTGCCTACTGTCAATAAGATGTTATCTCAAGAGTTTGATACTTCTTTTCTTAAAGAAAACGAAACTATCACTCCAAATGGTGCAATCTTCAGTCGTGACAAACAAGGGTTTGTTCCTGAGTTACTTTACAAAATGTATATAGAACGTAAAGAAATCAAGAAACAAATGTTACAGGCTGAACAAGAGTATGAGGATACCAAAGACCCAAAGTTCTTGAATCTTATCTCACGTTATAAGAACAAACAGATGGCACTCAAGATTGCACTCAACTCAGCTTATGGTGCAATGGGTAACCAGTATTTCAGATTCTATGATATTCGTATTGCAGAGGCGGTTACATTTGGAGGTCAACTTTCTATTCGGTGGATTGAGATTGCACTCAACAAATATTTAAACGAACTGTTAAAAACAGAAGGTGTGGACTATGTACTTGCTTCTGACACCGATTCTGTTTACATTACGTTTGAATCTTTAATAGAGAAGTTACAACCGAAAGACCCTGTAAAGTTTCTTGACTCTGTTTGTAGTGATAAGATAGAACCATTTATTACTCAAACCTATCAAGATCTTGCTGATTATACAAATGCATACGAGCAAAAGATGATTATGGCTCGTGAGGTTATTGCTGACAAGGGTATCTGGACTGCAAAGAAAAGATACATTCTGAATGTTCACAACTCAGAAGGTGTTCAATATGCAAAACCTAAACTCAAGATGATGGGTATCGAGGCAGTCAAATCCTCAACTCCACAAGTATGTAGAGACAAGATTAAAGATGCAATACAGATAATCATAAGTGGCACAGAAGATGAACTTAATACATTCATACAGGATTTTCGTAAAGAATGGTTAGGTCTTAAACCAAACCTAATTGCTTTTCCAAGATCATGCAATGGTTTGAAGAAGTGGTCTACCTCAAATGGAATTTTCAAGAAGGGTACACCTATGCACGTTAAGGGAGCCTTACTTTACAACTTCCTGTTGAAAGATAAGAAATTGATTAAGAAATATCCTGAGATTATGGAGGGAGAAAAGATTAAGTTTGTTTATCTCAAGAGCCCAAATCCATTCCAGACAAATGTATTTACTTTTATTACACAATGTCCTACAGAACTGGAAGTGCAAAAGTATGTTGATTATGAAAAACAATTTGAGAAATCATTTGTAGACCCATTGCGATTTATTACAGTTGCAATTAATTGGCAGATAGATGACTCTTATGGAACACAAACTAACTTATTAGACTTTTTTAACTAAGGAGATTATGAAAGAAGTAGAAGCCCATAGGGCATTTGTGGATGGTGTAACATCTACAGCAACAAAAGAACTTGATACATTTATATCAAGAATAGAAGAGTTTCAAACAGGTGACCCCGATTGGAGTGAGCCTCAAAGATTACTCACAGGTGCTATAGGAATATGCTCTGAGGGTGGAGAACTTTTAGATTTGGTGAAGAAAATACTTTTTCAAGGAAAAGAACCTACACCAGAAATAAGAGAGAAAATCAAACTAGAACTAGGTGATGTCATGTGGTATGTCCAACAAGTTTTAATATCTATGGATTGGAGTCTTGAAGAAGTTCTAGCAGAAAATACTAAGAAACTAAGCGGTAGGTATCCAGAGGGATTCTCTACTGAAAAATCTGAAAACAGAGAGGAATAATGGATTTAAAACAATTTATAAAGGAGTCAGGAAATGAATACGCATCGATTGTTGAAGAAGGTGTTGCGGCTGGGGATGTTCATAGTTACATTGATACGGGCTCTTATCTTTTTAACAGTCTACTATCCGGCAGTATGTTTGGGGGGTTACCTTCTAATAAAATTACGGCGATTGCTGGTGAGAGTGCAACAGGAAAAACATACTTTGCATTAGGAATAGTTAAACAATTTTTAGACTCAAATCCAGAGGGTGGAGTACTATATTTTGAATCGGAGTCTGCAATACCTAAAGAACTCATAGAGTCTAGAGGTATTGATTCAAGTAGAATGGTATTACTTCCTGTAGTTACTATACAGGAATTTCGTACACAAGCAATAAAGATTCTGGATGCGTATCTAGAGGGTGAACAAAAACCTATGATGATGGTTCTGGATTCTCTAGGAAATCTATCTACAACAAAAGAGTTGGTGGATACGGCTGCAGGAGCAGAGACTAGGGATATGACTAGAGCCCAGATTATCAAAGCTGCATTTCGTGTATTGACACTCAAATTAGGTCGTGCAAATGTACCATTGATTGTAACTAATCACACATATGATGTGATAGGTGCATATATGCCAACTAAGGAAATGGGTGGAGGTTCTGGTCTCAAGTATGCAGCCAGTTCAATCATATATCTTTCCAAGAAGAAGGATAAAGAAGGTACTGAGGTTATCGGTAACATCATTCATTGTAAAAATCAGAAGTCACGTTTGACTATTGAGAATAAAAAGATTGATGTTAAACTAGGCTATCAATCTGGTATTGATAGATATTATGGTCTCTTAGAGTTTGGTGAGAAATACGGAGTGTTTAAGAGGTCTGGCAATCGTTATGAAATAGATGGTAAGCAGTTGTATGGTAAAGTCATATATGCTGATCCAAAAAAGTATTTCGATGAAGAAACTATGAAACAATTAGATGATGCAGCTAAAAAGGAGTTTTTATATGGAGAGGTTCATCAAGACGTACCCGAAGAGATTTCAGAAGGCTGAATGTGATGCAATCATAGAATGGTTTGAGTTACTAGGAGAACAAAAGAAGTTGACTCAAACCAATCTTATGGGCCACAGGAAATTTGATGAAGTTAATTTAAATAATTTTAGAGATATTACATTAGATCTACAACAGAAAATCTATGAAATATTTGAATCTGTTTTTGAAGAATATAAAAAAGATGTTAACATCCATCAAAAGGCCTTTCCAGATAATTCTGCGTGGGAGGAACTACGAATCAAGCGTTATGAGACCAATACTGATAATTTCTTGGATCATGTTGATGTTGGGAATTATGATTCTGCAAGGAGGTTTCTGGTATTTTTTGTATACCTTAATGATGTAGATTTTGGAGGGGAAACAGAATTTCCAGAATTAAACTTGACTATTTCCCCTGAGTGTGGTAGAATACTAGTATTCCCAGCAACATGGACATACTTACATAGGGGGAATACACCAATATCAAATAACAAATATATTTTAGGGAGCTATAAACATTATGTCTGAAGAATATCAACCAATAGAAACAGTAAAATATTCAATGGTTGTGCGTGAAGGCGATGATTCTAAACTTAATGCAGTACGAATAGATGAAGGTGATTTTAACGGATTAGTTTACATTTATGAAGATGTTGTAATGGGTGAAGAAAACAAAGAAGGTGGAATGGGATTGCATTTCACCATCCGGCCTGCACAATGGAAAAACAATAATCACTTAACTAGTGAGAAAGAATTTCATCAAATAGCTGGTGACATTCTGGTTTCATGCTTAGAAAAAGGACTAAAGGAAGAAAATGAATTTGAAATTATCTACAGAGACAACGATACTAAATCAATTGCTGAGCAACGAGGATTACATAAGGAAAGTGTTACCATTTCTGAAGATTAAGTATTTTGAAAATAAAGAACACCAATTAGTTTTTGATGAGATAGATAAGTATTTTAATAAATATAATAATAGACCTACTAAAGAAGCTCTTCACATAGAACTAGATCAGAGAACTGACCTTAACGAAGAGGTGTGGAAGTCTACTCAAACAGTATTAAATGAAATATCACCTACTGAAGTTGACCAAGATTGGTTAATTGAAACTACAGAGAAGTACTGTAAAGATCGTGCATTACATCTGGCTGTCTTAGAGGGTATTAGTATTATCAATGACAATGATGAAGATCGTTCTACCAATAGTTTACCTGACATCTTATCTGATGCTCTTGGTGTTAGTTTTGATACTCATGTTGGTCATGATTATATTGATAATGCCGAAGATAGGTTTGAATTTTATCATAAGAAAGAGCAAAAGATACCTTTCGATCTTTCATTCTTTAATGATATTACTAATGGTGGATTACCTAACAAGACCCTAAACATTATAATGTCTGGTACAGGTGTAGGTAAAACCCTATTCATGTGTCACCATGCAGCTAATGTTCTCCTGAGTGGTTATGATGTTCTGTATATCACCTTAGAGATGGCTGAAGAGAGGATTGCAGAAAGAATAGATGCAAATCTAATGGACATCACTATTGATGAGTTGCATGAAATCCCAAAAGAATCCTTTCAAAATGCAGTTGAGAAGATTACCAAGAAAACACAAGGTAAACTTATAATCAAAGAATATCCTACTGCCTCAGCTCATGTGGGACATTTCAAATCACTTATAAAAGAATTGTCCATGAAAAGACAATTTACTCCCAAAATTATTTTCATCGATTATCTAAACATCTGTTCATCCTCTAGATTCAAAACTGGTGCAAATGTCGGTTCATATTTCTACATTAAAGCCATTGCGGAAGAGTTGCGTGGATTTGCAGTAGAAATGAATCTTCCAATCGTCTCAGCAACTCAGGTGAATAGAAGTGGATTCACTGCAACTGATATTGGACTTGAAGACACTAGTGAGTCTTTTGGACTTCCTGCAACTGCTGACTTCATGTTTGCACTCATACAAACTGAGGAATTAGAGGGACTTAACCAGATTATGGTTAAACAACTCAAGAACCGATATAATGATCCTACCAAAAATAAGAAATTTATTATCGGTGTAGATAGATCAAAAATGAAACTTTATGATGTTGAACAACAGGCTCAGGAAGACTTAGTAGATAGTGGTCAGGATCAACAAACAAAAGAAGTAGATACAAACGATTGGAAATTT